ATAAAAATTTCTTCTTCAGACCCATTTTCATTAACTTTGTCAATATCGTCTATTTCGTTGTGTTCATAATTTTCTTCTTCGTCGTAATCATCATGTTCATTATTTGAACTATTGTCAGATTCATCGTCAGATTCAAAAATGTTAGATTTCTTTTTTTTATCCATTTTAATAATATATAAAATATATCTTTAAGATTAAAATATCAATTTTTTTAAATAATTTTTTATTTGTGATCTTTCTATTGTTGCGAAAAATTAAGATTTAAACGAACTGGACTATTTAGATGAACTTAAATTAAAATCTGTAATCTAATAATTATGAATAAAAAACTTGATACAAAATTAACAAATAAAATCATAAACTTTGTTTATGCTCCAATGTATTGTGTATTAGAAGATTGTAACAGACCTAACTGTCATCATTGTTTTCCTGTAAAAAATTGTAAAGAACATAATAAATGTATTAATGAAGGTCAATTTGAAGAGTATGAAGAATTTATGAAAGATAGAATTAATAAAAAAACTTAATCGGACTATATATAAATAGTTAGATTAGGCAACAACTATTATAGTTTTTAGAACAAGATAAATTTACAAAAAGAAAAGAAAATAATAAAATAAAAATTGATTAATAAAAATTTTGAATTAGACTTAGTATGTTATATGTCCCTCGAAATTGACTACTCTGAAACTGACCATACTACAAGTACTAATGAACTTGTAATAAAAAATAAAAATGTATACCAGCAAATTACTTATACAAAAGATATTATGTCTGAAAAACAATTAGAACACTTAATTCATAAATTAATTACTATTGACGGTTTTCTTCCAGAAATTAATGGAAGTATAATTATTTTTAGAAATAACAAAAATGAAGAGAAATATATAATCGATAAACAAGAAATGAAAATTATTAAAGAAAAAAATATTCTTGTCGGTCCTTTAGAAAATATGTAATTAATTATTAATGATTTTAACAATAAAGGTAGTAAAACTACTTTTATGTAAAAATTGAATTTTTTTATTTTAAAGATTATAAGTTTATATAACTAATAAAAATGGATGAAAGAATACCTGTGAACAAATCTAAAGAAAATGATCCAAATTATAGATATTGGATGAATAAACTAAAAGTATCTGAAATTAATAATGAGACAATAATTGAAAATTTAGAAGAAGTATCTAATATTTTAAATTATCCAGTAGAAATTTTACTAAAGTTTCTTAGTAGCGAAGTTGGTACATCTAATTTACAACCAAATAAACTTAAGGGAATATTTATTGGAGAGAATCTTCAAATTTTAATATATAAATTTATTGATGAATTTAAAATATGTTCCACTTGTGAAACACCTGAACTAAAACCATATATAGATTCAAAAAAACTAATGAATAGATGTTCAAGTTGTGGAACAACAGTTGAAATTAAAAATACTAATTATAAGAAGTCTTATAACTCTATAAAAAATTATTTGAGTAATAATGATTGGCCATTAGCAAGTGGTTTCATAGTAGATAATAATTCGGATGATGATGATTTTTAAAATTATTTTAGAAAAGATAAAATGAAACTCATTTTGCATAAATTAATAATTTTGATTAGATTAATATCTTATCAAAATTATATGTTTATTAATATTTTATATAACTATTTATATTTATCAAATATGTTTTTTTTATTTAATAGTATAAATAGTTCGCTACTAAGAAACATTAATTCAAAAGCATTAAGATTAGATATTTATGATAAAGTTAATAAAAACTATAAATATATACCATATGAGAAAACAAAAGAAATATTTAATGAGAAATTGAATCTAATAGATATATATGGTGATAATAAATTAGTAAAAAATTTGGAACATATTGTTCCGCAGTCATATTTTAAAAATGAAACAAATAAAAAATATATGAAATCAGACTTTCATAATTTATATTTATGTAATAAAAAATTAAATTCATATAGACAAAATTTTAAATATATTGATCCCAGTGATTTAAAAGAAGACTTTATAAGTATTAATGATAAAATTTTGGATACAAAAGGTAATAAAATTGATTATAACAATAAAAAAAATATTTTTAATAAAAATGGATATTTAATGATTTCAAATAAAAAATCAAAAACATTTATTCCTTCTGAATATTCAAAAGGAAAAATAGCAAGATCATTAGCATACTTTTCAATAAAATATAATTTTACAGAAAAACTTTCTGATATAATTAATCCAATAACTCTAATTAAATGGAATTTTAATGATCCAGTAGATAATAACGAATATTTAAAAAATATAATTACATATAGATATCAGAATAATATTAATCCATTTATAATAAATTCAGATTTGGTTTTATATTCACTTCTTGATATATTAGACTTGGAAAAAAATGAGCAGGAAATAAATGATATTTTTAATAATAGAAAAATTAAAATGATTGATCCCATATTATCAATAGATTATTTAATTAAAGAAATAAATAACTAAAATTATTTATGTTTAGTCGATGTAACAGCGTAACATATTTCTTCAATTAAATAATCAAATCGATAAAGAAAATAACATATAATTATAGTATCTAAACATAAATTATATGATATGTACCTGCACCTACAGCAAATCCAACTGCAGCAAATAATAATACTCCTACAGTAGCACTCGCAGTTGTTATAATTATTACTTTTGTAAATACTCCTAAAGCACCTACAGCACCGCCAGCTGTACCACTTAAAACATATCCCATAACACCTGTAGGAGAGTTTTTATTCATTTCTGTTGCATGGTCATGAGCTCCATTATTAATAGCTTTTTTGGTTTCAGATTTAAATTGAATCGGTGGGGTAGCATTTTCGCGGGAATTTTCATTGTTTTTTTCTAAGTCTTTTAAGTAATTGCTATTTGCCATATGACAATGTAATTTAAATTCATTACTAGAAGTTAACACTACAGCATTTAAAAGATCTTGTAACCAATTTTCATATAAAATATAGTCACCATTATCAATTTCATTCTGTAATTCTATTCCGTCATCTGTTTTATTTAGATAATATTCTACCTTACGATTAGGTATTGGTGTAATACAAGAATTGGTATAAGAGTCTTCTTTAATATTTCTTACATAGCCAGAAACAACAAATCGAATCTTATTAAAACACTCTTCTTTCTTTTCCTCAGAAACATTCTCATACATATTAAACACACTAAACAATGAAAACCAACTTTCTTTAAAATTTTTTTTCCTAATAGATATTCTCTTAGATAGTTCTTCATTTTCTACAATAATCCATTCTCTATATTTTTGTATATATTCTTTATCATAATCATCACTTTTTTTGTCAAAATCATATTCAGGTTTCTCATAAATATTAAATACATTTGCTTTAGTAAAAACAATTACAACTTTCTCCCACAAGTCAATACCGATATCTTTGAAACCATAGGCAAGATTCACTAGAGTAGCCAAATCTTCATTCGTGTACCTAGCTTTAGATATGTCAACTATATATAACATAGAATCAATAGTATAATTCAGACTATGGATTTCATTTATAATATCAATTTCTTTACAGGCTTGATTTACGTCATTTGTTCCAGGTACATCTATTAATTCTAATTTTCGACAACCAATATACACTTCCTGAGGGTTTTTAGTAACTTCTTTAGTAGCTGTTTCATGAGCATCTGTAAACAGCGTCTTAGTAACCACCCCAGGATTAAATATATTCAAAATAGAACCCATAATTTTAATCAATGTAGTTTTTCCGCTACCAGTAGTACCCCAAACCATTATTCTATGAACTTTTTGTTCATCTACTTTTGTTAATCCAAATAATGTTAATTGAACAATTTTAATCAAGTTAAGATATTGCTCATTACTGTTCATTTCTTTTATATGTTCCGGTATTTTTTCATATGTTTTTTTTAATATATTATCAATCATCCCATCTCGACATGTATTATCACAAATATAATCCAAACTAGTTAAATCATAATAATATTCTTTAGACACATAAGCAATATACTCATTTATTTCTTTAAATTTATTTTTCTCACATTCACTAAACATATTCGCAAAATCACGAATTTGGTTGGTAAATAGTATATCACAATCTTTTTTACTTCGATTATCCTTTAAATTCTTAAAAAGTTTACGAAGTTCTTCTTTTTGTTCGGTTTCTAATGCTTTTTGGTTTTTAAATAGTTCCTGATATGTAATTTTTTTTTTAGGTTCGGTGAATACCGTCATACTTAATTTATTTGTATTGTTATCGTTCATTTAATATTTTATTTAAATTCACATAACAGTTTAAATATCAATTTTTTTACTATATGACAAAACTGTGAAATATATTTACAAAGCAACAAATTTATATAAAATAATTATACTGAATTTTCTAGATTTATAATTTTTTTTTGATTGTTTACTTCTAACACAAAGTTCTTAAAATGATCAAAATTGTCATCAGTTATTGTAGTAATTATATTTCTTAATATTAGAGAAATATCCTCTTCAGTAATATATTCACACGCATCTAATCCATCTTCTTGAATCATTTCAAGAATTTTTAATGGACTAAATTTATAAATAATCGGCAAATAATCCAACAATTTTTGAAATTTTTGTTTAAATTTTAAAACGGATAAATTTTTCTTGAATAGAATAGTAGTTCTTTCAATAGCAATAATTGTTATTTGATAATCTAATTCTGCCAAGTCGCATGATTTCCAATATTCAATAATTTCTTTATTTTTTTTATAAAGATTAATTTCAGTTTTATGTGATAATAAATTACTATAAAATACTTCTAACCAATCTATGTTAGTAATATAATCTATATTACATTGTTTACAAAAAAAAGTTAATTCTGTTGGATAATTAGGCAGATTAGATATTTTTAGTTCTAGTTCTTTCTTATTTCTTTCCATTAAATAGATTTTACCAAAATCTAAATAAGATATTTCTCTCATAATATTTATAATTGATTTCTTTTCTGGCCTATTGATATTTTGTTTCATTTCTCTAATTTTATTTTTCGTTGATTGTGATTTTATTTGATTATCACTAATGTCTGTTAATACATCTTCAATAATTTGACAAAATAACTTTCTTTTTACAATAAATCTTTTTTGATAAAATGAATTTAAATTTTCAATTTTAGCATTTAGTTGTCTTGTACAATCTTCACTATCTTCATAATCTTGTTCATAATCAAGTGGTTTAATTATATTACTTTTAGATTGAACTATTATTAAATTACTCAATATAGATTCCCCATAATAAGTAACTAATTCTTGTAATATTATTTTATCATCCTTAGCTATTCGAGGTTGCGAACCATCATACACATATAAAATAGTATTCAAGTTAATATCTTCTTCGCTTAAAAATTGAAAATATTCATGAATTTGATCATATTTATTTTTAATTTTTGAATTGTGATCTATATAATTAAGATTTATAGAAGGCATTTTAATAAATTTTACTTCTAATATATCAACATCATTTTCTTCAACAAATATATTTATATTAAATATCTCTTTCTTTTTTTCTCCTAAAATATTCTTACTAACTCCTCTTTTACTCGGTAATGATAATTTTTTATCTTCAAACCGAGCAGCCTGTAATATAGTTAAACTATCTAATATACTTGTTTTCCCTGATAATGGGGTTCCAAGTAAAAGTACAGTACGTTTCACTGACATTTTGACTGACATGTTTGTTAATTAATTAAGGGTTAAATAAATTAAAAATTCAATATTTTAATGAATAGGTATTAAATTTTTTGTAAAAGATTTGTCTAATATTACTTTACCTATCGTATCTTTACCAAATTTTTCTATATTAATTAATATTTGTTTACCTCCAATCTTGCTAACTACAGAAGTACCTTTGGCTATTGGTATAACTATGGTTGCACCTGATAAAGCTCCATTACCATTAACACCTATACGATCAGTTGTAGTAATACTATCAGAGCATATGGTGACTTCTTGTCGATAAGAACCAACTTTACCACATGTTGGTATATTTAAATCTTTTCTTACTGTTTCTTTAGTAATACATATTCCCGTAATATCAGTTTTTTCTTCTACTTTAACTGATTGATAAGTATATAATTCACTGTCCCAACCTAATATTTTATCATAAGAAACACCCCTTTCAGTTGTTACTACCCCTTGTTGAGATTTAATACCAACTTTAATACCATCTTGGTTCAAACTTAATGAATTTCCTATGTTTAGATTATCATCTATTGGAGTCATGTTACTTAAACTTATACTGTTTAAATTAGTTGAAACACTTGTTGTGGTTTGATCATTTGTAAAAGATGTTCCAATATCAAAATCTGGTTGACCAGTATCTAGATTTAAGGCTACTCCTTCATTAATTAAATTATGACTATTGTAGTCTCTATTTATCTCTATATCTAAATTTGAAGTATATTCGTCCTCATCAAAATATGTTGAATCTTCATTTGTTTCTGTATATAAACTTAAAGTATGTTTGTCTTCCTCAAGAATATTACCTTTATTTACTATATTATCAAAAGTATTTTCTATGCCTAAACCTACAAAACTTCCAGTTAGTTGTGATATAATATCATTATTTGTTTTCTTTAATATTTTTTTACTAACTTGTTCTTTAACAACCTCTTTAGTTATATTTTTTGTTATATCTCTTACATTCGTATAATCACCAACTAAAGTTGAACCTAAAACAGCACCAAGTGCCGAACTTTTTGTTTTTTGTGCTACTTTAGTTGTAATTGCAGCTTTAGTTGCATCTTTGATTATAGTAGTAGAACCAGATATTGATCCACTAATCACTGCACCTACTGCGGCAGATAAAACAGGATTTTTTATTTCTTTGGTAACTTTTCTAGTAGCATGCGTAGAAACTATAGTAGTAGCAATCGCTGCCCCGGCCCCGCCTGTTGCAATCGTTATAACTATAGGAACAATGGCTTGTTTTAATGATTTCTCCGCACTTTTTCCTATTTTTTTAACTATTTTGTTGCTCTTTCTTTTAACTTTCTTAAATTCCTTATTGAATCCCATTATATTTAAAAATCATAGCCTTGTATTTAATTCTTCAATATTTATTACACCGACTTATTTGTTATTAAATA